CACGTATAGAGAGGACTTAAAAACCTGCCACATCTGCCACAAACATTAAAACGAGCAGTTTCACCGATTTGAAAGGAGAGTTTTTAGAATGTTGGAGAAAAACATCACTGCTGCGATCCTGCGGCGGCTCAAAACAGTTCCACGCTGCTTCGCTTGGAAAGAGCATGGCGGCATCTACGGAACAGCCGGACTGCCGGATGTGATCTGCTGCCTGGACGGCCGCTTCTTTGCCTTTGAGGTCAAGACGCCGGAAGGCAGCGTGACAAAGCTGCAGGAGCGCACGATTCACAGGATAAAAGTCGCCGGAGGCCACGCCTACGTGGTTCGGTCTGTGGACGATGTGAAAGCCGTGCTGTGGGCATATGCGGGAATCGACATTTGACAAGGAGGGTTTAGATGAGCACGAAGGATTACCTATCGCAGGCATATCGGATCGACCAGCGGATCAACAGCAAGCTGGCACAGGTGATGTCCCTGCGTGACCTGCTGGGCAAAGCGACTGGAACACTGTCCGGTGCGCCGAAAGCGGCAACGCCCAATCCACACACCATGGAGGATACCATCGCCAAGATGGTGGATTTGGAGAACGAGATCAACGAGGACATCGACGCACTGGTTGATCTCAAGGCGGAGATTATGCGGCGGATCAAGCGCGTGGAGAACACGGAGTACCAGACGATACTGGAGTTGCGGTATCTGTGCTTCAAGCGGTGGGAAGAGATTGCGGTCGACATGGGTTATAGCCTGCGCAGGTTATATGAATTGCACGATTGCGCATTGGAAGAAATTTCAAAAAGTCCGCACTAAATCGCATTGTTTCGCACTATGGGAGTTTGATATTGTTAGACTGCAAGAAATCCAGACAGAGACTTTCGCAACACGCGGGAGTCTCTATTTGCTTTCAAAGGAGTTTAAGATGCCGAGGAAACCCAAGCGTCCGTGCTTCTGCCCAGGATGCGGGAGGCTGACCGATGGTCGGTACTGTGATGAACACAGACAAACCGCAGAGCGTCAGTACAACCGATATCTGCGAGACCCGGATACCAACAAACGCTACGGTCGTGCGTGGAAGAAGCTCCGCGCGCGATTTCTTTTACAGCATCCTTTGTGTGAGCAGTGCCGGAAGGAAGACAGACTGACTGCCGCAGAGGAAGTGCATCACCTCCTGCCGCTGGCAAACGGCGGTACGAACGACGAGCGCAACCTCATGGCGCTTTGTAAGAGCTGTCACAGCTCGATAACGATCGGAACAGAAAATAAAAAATCGCGATAATCACATGGATCAGTACCGCTACGGTACTGATTTTGTTTTGGAGATTTACGATGACTACCGATAAAAAAGACCCATCAGGAGTGATGAGGCATTGCAGATGCAAGGTGTGCGGAGAACATTTTGATTATCGTTCTGCCGGAAGGCCACCTCTTTATTGTTCGGAGGCTTGTAAGAATAAGGCGCGGCTAGATAAGAGCGGATACGCTCATATGTGCGAGATTTGCGGTAAATCATTCATAGCACTTCAAGTGAACAGGCGCTATTGCTCGAAGGCTTGCAGTGGTATAGCGAAAATAAAGAAATCTCATTACCGAAGCAAGCATAAGAAAATATGCGCTGCGTGCGAGAAGCAATTTGAAACAATCATTCCAGATCAACAGTTTTGTTCACCCGAGTGTGCTTCGGATAGTAATCGTCGTTATAATACCTGCCACCAGTGTGGCAAACCTTTCTGGCGAAGAAATGCTTTCAGAATGAAGTTTTGTAGTGATGAGTGCAGGGAAAAAGCAAGACGACAAGAAACAGAAGAACGTCGCCGAAATCGTCCGGTCATAGAAAAAACAAAGTATCATCGGGATTGTGCGGAATGCGGGGAAGTATTCATCACCGTATATCCTAAGAAAATCTATTGCAGCTCGGCGTGCAGCCATGACGCGAATCTGCGAATGAAAAGGGAACAATGGGAAAAGGAGTACACTCCGAGGACGTTTGTGTGTAAAGAGTGCGGTAACGTAGTATCTACAAAGTGTGGGGATACGCGTAGGGGATTTTGCTGCGATACATGCGAGGCAGTTTATTATCGCCGGATAGAACATCAGACAACTCGGCACAAGGCGTTCTGTCGAGAAAGCAAACAGCGCAGGGAAAAGCAGATTGCAGCAGGTTTTGTGGAATCTGTGTCATATGAAAGACTATACGAACGAGATCACGGAATTTGCCAGATTTGCGGGATGCCTGTACCGGACGATAAGTTTGCAGATGACAGTTGGGGCGGAACAATAGATCATATAGTTCCTTTGTCCAAAGGTGGGAAACACAGCCAGCTAAACTGCCAACTTACACATAGAATCTGCAACTCCTTGAAATCGGACACCGAAGATGGGTTTCACATTGATTGGGCAGAGAAAGCCTCAGAGAATCCCTATTGGATGAAAAAGTATATGCGTGGGATCAGCGTTATTTATTCTACGTTACCCCATGCCGGTGTCTAAATCCCTGTGACCTTACCAACTGGACAACGCGGTCGGGTCACGTACAAACTTTCGCGGTTTCAAGAGGTCGAATAGCCCTCTATTTTTTGCAGGAGGATACTCACATGCCAAACGGTCACGGCGGATCGAGATTAGGCGCGGGACAAAAGAAAAAACCGCTCGCGGATAAGATGCTTGACGGCAACCCCGGTAAGCGGAAGCTGACCGTTGTGGAGTTCCCCAACACGGCCAACCTTCAGGGCAATGATATGCCGTTGCCAAGAGAACTGCTGTCCGCGCGACAGAAGGACGGACGCAATCTTGAGGCGGCTGAGATCTACGCGAACACTTGGGACTGGCTCGACCAGCGCGGCGCGGCAAGGATCGTTTCTCCGCAGCTACTGGAGAGATATGCCATGAGCGCCGCGCGCTGGATTCAGTGTGAAGAAGCTGTCACGGAGTACGGCTTCTTAGCAAAACATCCGACGACGGGCAGCGCGATCCAGTCTCCGTATGTGGCAATGAGCCAGAATTACATGGCACAAACGAACCGACTCTGGTACGAGATCTTCCAGATCGTCAAGGAAAACTGTTCGACCGACTACACGGGCGAAAATCCGCAGGACGATGTTATGGAACGCCTGCTGACCGCGCGTAGAGGGAAGTAAATTAAAACTAGAAAGCATGATCTCGAGGAGATTGCCTTATGTCAGAATGTTATCAACAGCTGGTGCTTACGTGAGTTACGGGTCGTTGCTTTTTATATTGCTATGAATTAGCAGACCACATATAATTGCGGTATCATCAGTTGTACGAAGCGTCACAAATAATTTGAAGCAATTCCTGCCAGTCAGCAAGATTCTGAATCTGCTTATTTTGGAGGCGGTTTCATGATTCAACGGAAAAAGATGAACCCGATTGCAGTCATTTGCATAAATGCCGTTTCATTGGTGTTGTTGTATTTCCTGATTTCCCTGCTTTTTGGCGGCAGGTCTGACTGGTGGAATGCTATTGTTTGGGACGAGCCTATGTCGGGCGGCGGACTAGTCGCGTTTTTTCTTATGATCATCGCATTCATGTGTGTGATCTATCTACTTTACGGGTTTGTACGGTTGCTCCGGTTCGGAATTAAAGGTGAGCCGGTGACCAAACCGGTATCGAGAACGGTCGGTATGCCGCAACCTGCTCCGTCAACAGTAACGAGACGGCGTGGAGGCGCAGCTTCAGTGATAGTACTCCTAGTTCTGGGCGTTGCCACTATGATTGCTGTACCAACACTGACTACGATTGGCGCAATTTACTCACAACTCAAGAGCGAAAGAGTTGAAGCCCGTATTGATGCCGTTGATAAACTTGCAGAGTATGCAAGCGGTGGCATCACACGCCCATTAATTGGCAAACGCGCAACGAAACTCTTATCAGATGCCTTGCAGGATGAGGACAGTGGTGTTCGTATTTCCGCTGCCGAAGGATTAGGCAGAATTGCTGACAAAGGGGCGGTTGACACTTTGGCCACTGCTCTGCAGGATAAAAACGCTGACGTTGCTTTCGCCGCTCTACAAGCGCT